GATCGACATAATTTTCATGATTTTTATCCGACCAGAGCGAAGACATTTGACCCGTATAAAAATCATATGCGCTGTTGGCCGTATATTGCAAGGGATGCGGCAGAAGTTGGGTTGGAAATCATCAACGCAACACCGGACAGTGCAATAAAGGATTTTCCATTTATGAAGCTGGAGAAATTAATTTGAAAGCTGCAATACTTACAGAACTGAATCAGAATTTGGTTGTTGCGAATATATCTCTTCCGAATATTCTTGATGTTGGACAGGTACTTGTAAGGGTATTTGCTTCTGGTATTTGTGGCGCTCAGATTGGGGAAATATCTGGGGCAAAAGGGCCAGATAAATATCTTCCCCATCTTCTCGGGCATGAAGGCGGTGGTATTGTAGAGAAAGTTGGTCCTGGAGTAACAACTGTAAAAAATGGGGATCATGTTTGTTTGCATTGGCGAAAAGGAGAAGGGATTAATGCAATACCGCCAAAATATAAACTTGGGGCAGAAACTGTTGGTGGCGGTTGGGTAACAACATTTAATGAAATGGCCGTTGTTTCAGAGAATCGTTTAACAAAGGTGCCTTCTGCTCTTCCTTTTGAGATTTCGGCCTTACTTGGATGTGCGGTTACAACAGGATTTGGTTTAATAAATAATGAAGCACAATTAAAGATTGGACAATCCATTGCTGTTGCTGGTTGTGGTGGTGTTGGCCTTAATGTGATTCAAGGGGCAAAACTTGTTTGTGCTGATAAAATATTTGGTATTGATATTCATGATAGCAAACTTGAAATGGCAATGAGATTTGGTGCAACTCATTTGATTAATTCCAGTATTGATCAAGAGTTTATTATTGACGAAATAAACAAATCTACAAGTGGAAAGGGTGTAGATGTATTTGTCGATTGTACCGGAGTCCCTGAAATTATTGATATGGGATTACATTTATCGAAGAAATTAATTCTTGTTGGTCAACCTAAGATTGGGGTTGATTATAAGATTTCCAATGCAAGAAATATGTATACCGGGAAAACAATAATTGATAGTCAAGGAGGGCTGACCAATCCAACTGTTGATATTCCTCGATATGCCGCACTTTATTTGAATGGGAAAATAAATCTTGAGGACTTGATTACCAGGAGATTTCCATTGAGTGAAGTAAACAAGGCAATTGAAATGGTTAAATCAGGAAAAGTTTGTCGTTGTATTCTGGAGATGAATCAATGAATAATGTTGGCAAATTTCTGAAAGAATTACAACTGGTTGACATAGGATTGACCAAGATTAGGGTTGGTCCTGATCATGATGGTGGCTATGTTGTTTTGAAAGAAATCTGTGAACAATCAGATGCATTATATTCCTATGGGATCGGGGATGATGTTGAGTTCGAACTTGATTTATTGAATAGATTTCTTAATATTCAGAAGGCATTTTTGTTTGACCCGACAATTGATGGATTACCTAAACAGAATGGGAGATTTGTATTTGTCAAAGAAGGAATTGAGAATTCGTTGAAATTTTTCAAATTCCATAAATCCCCAATGCTTAAAATTGATGTTGAATATAATGAGTGGGAAGCGTTAAACAAAATTGCCCCACTTGAATTATATAGTGCTTCTCAAATTGTGATTGAATTTCATCTTGTTCATTGTGAACCAAGAGAAGGATTGACTAAATATTTCAATAGTTTTTATTCTGGTGTTTTTGAAAAGTTTAATGAGGAATTGTTTTCTGCTTATCTTGATATATTGAGAAAATTGAAGGATAGTTTTCATCTTGTCCATATCCATCCCAATAATTCACTTGGAATGCGGGAAATGAATGGATATCTGGTTCCTCCGCTGTTGGAATGTACATTTGTCCATAAAAATTTGGTGGACAATTTTGTACCGGCTGAATATCAAGGGAGTGTCCAAGGGCTTGATTATCCTAACAAGAATGACCGTCCTGATGTGGGGTTTATATGTTGAATGAAAGGTCAAAACAACTTCGCCGTGATACATTAAAACTTTCTACTGCAAACGGTGGGTATCATTATGGTGGTTGTTTTTCAATTGTTGAAATTTTAATTGCTCTTTATGATTTTTGTCTTAAAGAAGATGACAAGTTTGTATTGAGCAAGGGCCATGCTTGTTGGCCGCTCTATGTGATTCTTCAGGAACATGGGTTGAATCCGAAATTATCTGGACATCCTGAAAGAGATGTAGCAAATGGCATAAATTATACAACAGGATCATTGGGCCATGGTTTTCCTGCTGCTGTTGGAATGGCATTTGCCAAAAAGATGAAAGGTGAATCAGGGAATGTTTATGTTTTGATGGGTGATGGCGAGGCCCAGGAGGGTACGACTTGGGAATCAATGTTAATTGCCAAAAAACATAATCTTGATAATTTAATTGTAATTGTTGATGAAAATAGAATTCAAGGTTCAGGCTGGAATCAAGATATTTTATCATTTAATTTGTATGAAGTAACAAATGCTCTTGGTTTTGATACTTGGATTGTTGATGGACATAATGTTGATCAATTGAGAAAGATAATTGAAGAACCTTGTAAAACAACTAAATTTATAATTGCCCAAACGACAAAGGGCAAAGGTGTTTCCTATATGGAAAATGATCCTAAATGGCATGCCAATTGGCCTAATAAAGAATTTATGGATTTAGCTTTCGAGGAATTGAATTGAAATTGAACGATATTATATTTGTTCCATCTGTTCAGCATACCGGAACTTGGTTTGTGATAAATTTTCTTTTGAATTTCTTTGAACAAGAAAAAGAACTTACTTTGTTGCTTGAAGATAGGAAGAAATACGATGCAGAACATATTAATTATCAATACAAGTATGATTGCCCTCTTGATAAAAAAACAATTGCTCATATTCATTTACCGATAGTCCAGCAGGATAGTGGTCTTGATTTAATGGATGAACAATTTTATAATGGTTGGAAAAGTAATCTTGAGACAATGAGAAGTCTTCCGATTTCGACAATTTTATTGTTCTGTAATTTTTTTAAAACAGTTATTCCGGTGCGCGATCCATTGGCCGCAATATTGACAAGAGAAGTAAGGCATCCTCAATTCAGACATTTTTATATTATTGATAATTTTGTTGCATTGGCTACGGAATTTGTTCAACATCCGAATATTATGTTTTTACCTATTGATTTGAATTATTCATTTGAGCAACGAAAAGATTTATTATTGAAGGTATTAAATCATTGTGAAATTGATAATTTTGATGAAAGTATTGTCAATAAATATGCTGAAGAATGGATTCCACAAAATATAACACCGAATAATAAATTTAAAGAAATGTATGAGAATAAGGATATTGACGGGATAATGAATTTGTTGGGACAAAAACAAGCAAGTGTTAAGTATTTACAGAATATGGCATCAATTATTTTTCCATTTATGACTTCTTTTGGCTATACAAGAGAGAATTTTATTTGGTGATATATGAGAAGGGCGTTCGGTAAAACTATTGTAAGGCTTGGGGAGAAGGATAAACGAATTGTCGTTCTTCACGGTGATGTATTTCAGGAAATGGATGAATTTCAGAGACGGTTTCCTGATCGGATTTACAACATGGGGATTTGTGAACAGTCCCTCCTTTCTGTAGCTGCTGGAATGGCTTGTGAAGGATTGAGGCCAATTGTTTATTCCTTGACTCCGTTCCTGATTGAAAGGCCATTTGAACAATTAAAGATTGATATTGATGAGCAGAATTTGCCAGTAATACTGGTTGGCAATTCTGACTATCCTACGCATGGGCCGACCCATAGGGCATTGAATCCCGAGGGGCTTATTGGTTTGTTGAAAAATGTTCATGGTTTCTTTCCGAGAAATCAATTTGAGACCGAAAAGGCAATGCTTGATGCTTATTTGATGGGAGTTCCAGCGGTAATTTGCTTGAAGAATGAGAGGCTGCCATTCATATGAAAGTTATGATTACAGGTGCATCTCGGGGACTTGGAAAAGAACTTGTTAATGTATTTTCTGGCCATGGGAATTATTTGATAATGAGTAATCGTAATGACATTTATGAATTGCATGAAGAAGGTGTTGTGGTAAGCGGGGATTTAACTCATCCCGCAACAATCAATACATTATGTCATGAAGCAGAATTGGTTGATGGGATTGATATATTGATTAATTGTGCCGGGATTTATGCTAATGGGGAATTTAATCAAGCAGAACTTAAAAAAGTAATGGATGTAAATTTTTTCGCAACAGTCCTTCTGACTATGAAATTATTCCCGCTATTCCGCAGGCGGAATGGGGGCTGTATCGTTAATTTAAACTCTCTGGCTGGGGTAGTAGCCGGAAAGGGAGAAATGGCATACGCAGCCAGTAAACACGCCTTAAAAGGGTTCTTCGATTCTTTGAAATTTGAAGCCACAAAATACAATATAAAAATTTTGAATGTTTATTCCGGGGCAATGAAAACCGATATGACAAAGCATCGTCCTGACTGGGATAAACTTATTGACCCGAAAGAAGTTGCAAGAGTTATTTTTGATTTATGTCAAAATTATAAATCATTAAACATAAATGAGATTACAATTACCCGGAGCAATTATTAAATGAATGCATTAACCAAATGTATTTGTAATAGTGACCGTTTCACAGAGCGGGAATCACAATATTATGAAGTGACCCCAGAAGGGGAAACTGTAATTGCTAAAAATGGATCAAGAATAAAATTGGCCGAATGTCTTGATTGTGGGGTTATTCGACAGACAACTCTTCCTTTTGTTAAAACAGAATATAAGAAATATTATCAGGAATATCAGCCGGTAAATGAACAATATAAGGCAAAAGATTATGATCATGACTTGAGAATTGCTAAATTACGGGCAAATGATTACGGAATTTATGGAGGTTGTGAACTTATTTTGCTTGATGTTGGTTCCGGTTCCGGGGCGTTTGTAGATGAATGCCGGTCCAGGGGTGCGGCGGCTTATGGTTGTGAGATTTCCCAATATGCCTATGCCCCTACTGGGAATTTTATTTATAATGGGATGTTGGAGGATATTGCATTCCCAACTGATCATTTTGATGTTGTAACGTGCCATGATGTATTAGAGCATTGTCTTGACCCGGTTTCTTTTATAAAGGAAATGTTCAGAATTACCAAACAGGGTGGAAAATGTATTATTGATTTTCCCAATTTTCATGTTGAGGCTGGAAAACATCATTGGAAGATTGAACATATTTGGTATTTTAATACAGATCAATTAAAAGAATTGCTTGCAAAAACAGGATTTATAATCAGTGGAATAAAAAATCCAATTGAATCAAAAATATTATTTACTTGTGCCAAACCAGAAGAAGATAGAAAAACAATTTTGCTCCCTCCTGGGATTGGGGACTCATATTGGTCCTTGATTAAATTACCGGCATTGATTGAAAGGGAAAATATTGGAATTCCTGAAATAGCAGTTGCTTGTAATAAAGAGAAAAAATACAACGGACACAAGAGGGCATTTCCTTTTATTGAAATGTTTCCTTTTGTTCATTCTTCCGGGTTCTCTCTTTCTACAGATGGGGAAAGTAATAAAAAAATCTGGAAAGAAGCGTATGCTCAAGAAGGAAGGACAATTTTCAGAGATGTTTTAAATTGTAATTATTTCGTTTCATATAATGGCCATTTACGAATTGGCAAAAGTATGAATGAGATTGATCCTGATTTGAAATGTTCCTGGAATCCGAAAATGTTTGTTTCTCTTGAACAACTTAATTTTCAGAAGATGTGTCAAGAACAATTTGGGAAATATATTGTTTTTTATTTTATTTTTGGTGGGACTTATAGTTATTGGACGCAGCAATTCCCAATTAAGAATATTATTGGGTATATCAGGAAGGTATTGAATCGGACAGGATTGAAAGCAGTATTTACCGGAGCAATATGGGATGGTGATGATAATCCATTGAATGAAATAAAAAAGAATTTTCCTGACTCAATTGATCTTGTAGGGAAGACGACTGTTCAGCAATTGTTTGGATTATTGAAAGGTTCAGAATTGGTTGTTGGTTATCCTTCCGGGTTGACAATTCTTTCTGCTTCGATGGGGATTAAAACCCTTACAATATGGAACGATTATTATAATAGGGATTTTGCCTGGAATTGTGTTCAACCGGAAGTTTGGAATAAAACATATTTTACCGAAAATACAAATGGGATTAATGTTAATTCATTAACAACTAAATCAATAGGAATAATCGAAGGGATTGCAAAACCTTCCAAACTTCCTTTGCCAACAGGAAAGAGGGAAGTTCAAACAAAGAAAAATGAAAAGGTTATTAAATCTGTTGAATTAAAACGTTCTCCTTGTTTGACAATTGCTTGTGTCCTCAAATCTGGTGGGGATTATGACGAAAAATACGTCCAGATTATGAAACGAATGATTGAAAAGACTGTAACAATTCCTTATAAGTTTTGTGTTTTAACTGATATGAATGTTAAGGATATTGAATTAATTATACTTAAAAAGAATTTTCCGGGTTGGTGGTCCAAACTTGAATTATTTTCTCTTTATGGTCCGGTACTTTATATTGATCTTGATACAGTAATTTTACATAATATTGATAAACTTGTAAATTCTGTATCAAGGATGGATAATGGTCAATTTTGGATGCTTCCTCCTTTTAATTCTTCCAGGAGGGAAAAGGGGATGTGGGCATCTGGGATAATGGCTTGGCATGGGGATTTTAGATATTTAATTGATAAATTTGATCGTAAAAATTATGAGGGGTGGGATCAGGTTTATATTTCAAAGACACTTGAAAAACGAGGAGTTAAAATTGAATCAATTGGCCGTTTTTCAAGAATAGCATCATACAAAAGGCATTGCTCAAGTACGAGTAATAAGCCAAATGAGTTTGATATTGTTTGTTTCCACGGGAGAGAGCGGCCACATACTTGCAAACATCAATGGGTCAAGGAGATTTGGGTATGATTGATCCTATCCTTATAACCGGCGCTGCCCGTTCTGGAACAAGTATGACCGCTGGGATTATTCATATTTGTGGTGGATTTGGCGGGGATACGGCAGGCCCGAATATTCATAATCAAAAGGGGATGTTTGAAAATCTTGAAATAAGAAATTCAATTACTAAACCATATTTGAAAAGCATTGGTTGTGACCCTTTAGGGCAAAGGCCATTACCTAATTCCCGGCAGGTTTTTGAGGTAACTCAACAGCAAGGAGAACAATGGAGAAAAAGGATACAATCAGTAATACAATATCAAGGATATAAGGACGGGATTTGGTATTACAAGGGGGCGAAGATGTGTTTGTTTTGGTATATGTGGCATCTTGCCTTTCCTGCTGCTAAATGGGTAATTGTAAGACGTGAAGCTGATCAAATTGCTGAATCTTGTTTGCGAACTTCTTTCATGCGTGCTTATAAGACAAAAGATGGCTGGTTGGATTGGGTAAAAGTTCATGAAGATAGATTCAGACAAATGAACAAGGCTGGTCTTGAAATTATGGAAGTTTGGCCCTCTAAAATAATTGCCGGGGATCAATTAGAGATGAAACAAATGATTGAATGGTTAGGGCTTGAATGGAAACAGAATCTTGTAAATGCCTTTGTTGATCCTGCTTTATATGGAGGTAAAAAATAATGGGCCGGGTTACTTCCGCAGAAGTTCGAGAAATAATTGATATTGATTCATCAATAACTGATATCACTCCATTTATTACTGCTGGGAATTTGTTGGTAACAAATGCATTTTCCGGGGATACGCAAGTTGGTGATGCAACATTAAAAGAAATTGAACGATATATTGTTGCTCATATTATTTGTTCCAGGGATCAGAGAACAATAGAGGAATGGGCAGGCGGTAATGAGGGGGTAAGGGTGAAATATATGGGCCAGTTCGGAAAAGGTCTTGAATCTACTCCTTATGGGCAGAATGCATTGCTTTTGGATTTTACTGGCAGATTGGCGGCTCTTGGTAGAAAACGGGCAAGTATCGGAATGATTGATTATTCGACGGATGTATAAATGAACAATCGAGTAAGAAAAAATCTGTTGAGACAAACCGCTGTTTATTGGGGTTCTCCGGTAAATGATGGGTATGGAGGAAAGACGTTTGCTGCCCCTGTAGAAGTTGAATGTCGTTGGATGGTTAAACAGGAAAAGATTGTATTACAGAATATGGAAGAAGTTCTTTCAAAGGCTGTTGTTGCATTGAGTGATGATGTTGAAGTTGGGGGGAGATTGGCCTTGACTGATCTTGATAATTTGAATAGTTCCCAACTTCCTGAAGATGAAGAGTCTTTTGAAATTATGAAATTCTCGAAGAATCCTGATCCGAAAGCAAATGTTTTTGTAAGGACTGCGTGGCTGATATGAGCTTGAATCTTACCGGATTAGACAAAGTGTTGCAAAATCTCAATCGAGAAGTGAAAGCAATTGAAAATAGAACGCAGAAAGGATTAATGACTGCTGGTTTACTCGTAAAACGAGAAGCACAGTTGAAAACCCCTGTTGATATTGGAAATTTGAAGGCATCCGCTTATGTTGATCCAATTCATGACTCCATGGGGAGACTTGGTGTCGAAATTGGATATACCGCTTTTTATGCTCCTTTTGTTCATGAGGCATCTGGGAAATTGAAGGGATTACCAAGGCCAAGGCCACATAAGGGGAGATTTTGGGATCCACAGGGAAGGGCTGAACCGCAGTTTTTACGAAATGCATTATATCAAAATGCAGATAAGATTTTATCAATAATTGCCGAGGATGCAAAAATTAGATGAACTCAGTTGCCGAAGATATAAAAGACATTCTTGAAGATGATTCTATTGGGTCATTAGGGACTGATATTTTTATTGGTATGATGCCCGAACTTCCCGATTCTTGTATTTGTTTGTCTGATAATCAGGGATTAGGAAAACCAGAATCAAGATATGAGTGGGATTATACCGGGGTGCAGGCTTTAATTAGAGGGGTAGAAGGTGGCTATCAGGCTGTGTACGCGAAAGCCGTAGCCGTTAAGGTATCTCTCCATGGACTGGTAAATGAAACGGTAAATTCAGCGATTTATAAGATGATTCAGGCGGGCCATGATCCGCTTTACCTGGGAGTCGATAATAAAAACCGGCCAATGTTTTCAATTAATTTTGAAATTCAAAGAACATCGGCCTAACAAAACAGGAGGACAATGATATGTCTGTAAGTGCAGTTGTAAGCAAGGGGACAGTTTTTAAAAGAGGCGATGGGGCAAGCAATGAAGTGTTTGCTACCTTGACGGAAATTAATAGTGTTGGGCTGCCTTCACAGTCCCGGCCCATGATTGATGTTACCGATCTTTCCAGTACAGCAAGAGAGTTTATCCCTGGCTTACTGGATTCTGGACAGGTAACAATCAATATGAATTTTACCCGCAATACTTATATTGCGATGCGGGCGGATTTACTTTCTGATAGTTCGGTAAATTATCAGATTGTTTTGCCTGATGCAAGTAATACGACTATTGATTTTGCCGGGTATGTTCAGGATATGGGCGGTAATGTTCCTGGACCGGATGAAAAGATTGCTGTTGATGTTACTTTTAAAATTACTGGCTCGATTACTGTAAGCTCTTAATCAATAAGGGTTTGAATTAATAACCAAGAAGTAAAGAGGAATCAAAATGAAAAAAAATGAAACTGGTAAAATGGCAACTCTTCCCTTTCTTACTCGTGAGGCAATTCTGGCCGCTGACGATCTTATTCGGGAAAGGGTGGATATCCCTGAATGGAATGGATCAATTTATGTGTCCATGATGACCGCAACCGGCAGGGATGAGTTTGAAAAAGATATGGTTATTATGAAGGAAGATGGCACCACGGAACGGAATTTGAAAAATTTCCGGGCTTCTCTTTGTGCCAGAACAATTTGTAATGAGAAAGGAAAAAGGATGTTTAATTCTGTTGATGAAATTGAGCAGCTTGGTGGGAAATCTGCTGCAGCAATTGAGCGGATTTTTACTGTTGCAATGCGCCTGAACAAAATAGGGAAACAGGATGTTGAGGAACTCACAAAAAACTAATTGCCCGGCCAGGCAGAGTTTTTGCCTTTCGCCTCTGCCTGGCATTGGGCTTTCCTCACCCGGATTTTCTTTTGGCGAATTTGACGAGTGAACAAATGGCAGAGTGGAAGGCATATAGTGAGATTGAGCCATTTGGGAATAGGCATCAAGATATTGGTATGGGGATAATTGCTTCAACAATTGCCAATTTTGCAATGCGGACAAAGAAATTGACAAAGCCGTTTACCCCTGATCAATTTATGGTGCCAACTGCATCTGATAAGAAAAATAAAGTAAATGTTATAACGGTTAAAGATATTTTCAAATCACTTCGGGACTCCATGAAAGGAAAAAAGAAAAATGGCTAATATCGGAACATTGATGGCCCATTTGGGGGTTGATACCTCCGACTTGAAGCGCGCCGAAAAGGATTTGAAATCGTCTACCGGAGCAATGGAACGAGGATTAAATTCTTTAAAAAATACAGCAATGGGAGTATTTGCTGGATTTGGAATTGTTGAAGTGATTAAGGAACTTTATCAAACAGGAATGGAGGTTCAACGCCTTGATTATTCATTTCGCGCCATCAATGGTTCAGTTGGAGCTGCTCAACAGGAACTTGATTATGTAAGAGAAATAACAAATAAACTTGGACAAGAATTTTATTCTGTTGCTGATGCATATCGGTCATTTTCTGCTGCTGCTAAAACATCAAATTTATCATTACAACAACAGCATGATATTTTTACATCTGTAATTGAAGCATCAACCGCATTAGGACTTTCGACAGATCAAACAAAAGGTACATTATATGCCCTTGAACAGATGTTGTCAAAGGGTGTTGTATCAATGGAAGAGTTACGTCGGCAGTTAGGTGATAGACTTCCGGGCGCTTTTGCAATGGCTGCTGGTGCAATGGGGATGACTCAACAGAGTTTTACGAAGTTGGTTGAATCTGGACAAGTATTGTCTGATGATTTGCTTCCTAAATTGGCAAAAGCATTACATGAAAGATATGCAAAAGGTGCAATTGATGCTTCTGATAATGCGATTGCCGCATGGAAAAGATCAATAACTGCATTTAAGGATTTTAAAAATGAGGTTGGCGAAGCAGGTGTAATGGATGCATTGACTTCTGGATTGAAGGCATCAACAGAAGCAATGAAGGCAATGACAAAATTTTTAGGAGAAAATAGAGATGCTGTTGTATCATTGATAAATACAATTTCCACTGCAACTAAAATTTTTGCTGGTTATATCGTTGTTGCTTATGGCCCTGCTGTTCTGGCAGCTATTGGTGCTTGGATAGCATTAAAATATAAGGCAGTTGCAGCAACTGTTCAATTTCATACGCAAGTTGCTGCCGGAAATGCAGTAATGTTGAGTAGTGCTCAAGCGACTGCAATGAAAACTGCAGCCAATGTTCAAGAGTTGGCTTCTGTAGAGGCATTGGCTATTGCAAGGGTTCAACAGTCTGCTTCTGAAATAAATTCATTACGTTCAAAACTTGCCTTAATTACTGCTGAACAAAATCAGATTCAAACTTTAATTGTAGAGGGAAGGGCGACTGCTGATGTTTCAATGTTACAACAGAGATATGTCGTAACAACTCAAGAAGCTGCAATTGTACAAGCTCAATTATCTACCGCTGTAGCTAATAATTCAAGAGCACAAATTATAGCGGCAGGGGCGACTGCAAGACATGCAGAAGCAATTGTTGTTGCTGATGCAGCGGCAAAGAAGGCGACTTTTTCTTTTTTGACACTTGGCAATGCTGTAAATATGATATTTGCTGGTTGGATTGGATATCAAATAGGCAAATATTTATATGATGAATTTGAGATTGTAAGAAAGGCTGGAGTAAATCTTGTAACGAGTTTAGATCAATCTTGGACGTATATTAAATATGGTGCGTTAATTGCCTTTGAAGGAATTAAAAGTGGATGGGATACCATTATTTATGAAATGCAATTAAAATTCAAGGAATGGATTGTTGACCTTGGAAATTTAATGGCGGCTATGCCATTTGGTGATAAGATTGGTTCTGCAATTATTAATGTTGGTAATAGTTTAAATATTTCTTCTGTAGCGGTTGATAATCATAAGGAGAAGATAAATCAACTTGTATCAGAAATGGATAAGGAAATTGTTGTAACTCGTGAAATTGCGGATGAAATGTATAAAGAGGCTGGAGTTTATAAAAAAGTTGCTAAAGTTGTTGGTGATACAGCTGACGTAGTTAATGATTTAAATAAGGGTAATAAAAATAATGTTGATACAACTGAAAAAGTAACAAAAGCAGCAAAAGATCATGCAAACGCACTTCAAAGGGTTGTTGATACATACCTCCCTCTTGAAAAGGAAATAAGAGACGCAAATGAAGCCGAATTGCTTTTGAAGGAAGCTCTTGGGGGGAGTGCGTCAAATGCCGATAGATTAAAAGAAGCACTTGACAATTTAACAGTATCCTCCAAACAAGCGAGATTGGCACAAGATGGTCTTACTGAATCAGTAATGGAAACAGGCATGTCTTATGATGTAATGCAATCTGATTTCCAACAAGGCCAAGATGTATTAAGGGCCGAGATTATAAATACTGATGAATTATATAAGTCCGATACAGATGAAACTGCAAAATATATTCAAGATCGTTGGGATGAAGCATATAATGGAATACAAGATATATTGGCTGAATGGATAAAAACAGGTGAGATAAGTTTTGATTCATTCCTTAGCATGTTTAAAAATATGCTTGCCGAAATGGTTGCTGCATGGCTTATGAATATGGGCCGGATGGCAATTGGCAATCTATTAAGTGGTTCTGGGGGGATTCTTGGAGCAATTGGTAGCTTTATTGGTGGTGGTTCAAGTGGTGGTGGCGGCGGCGGATTTGGTGGCGGTTTAGGATCGCTTGGAACTCTTTATTCTGGGTATCAATATTTAACTGGTGGAAGTTCATTACTTCCTACTTCTGCATCTGGAGTATCCGTTGGTGGTCCTGTTGGTGGCGGGGTTGGATATGCAGGAACGGTTGTGGGTTCTGCTGCTTATGAGGCTATTGCCGCTGAAATAGCGGCTCAAGCCGCCCAGGAAGCCGCGATTACTGGGATGTATGGTGGGGCATATGAGGGTGTTGTAGGTGGGATTGCTGCTGAAGAAGGTGGTAGTGCTGGATTAGGAGGGGTTAGCGGCGGGATAGGTGGTGCAGCAGTTGCCTCTGTTTTTGCTATTGGGATTTCTCTTTGGGCTGCACAGATGATGAAAGAGGACGTCCCCCCTATGTCAGAATTGATGAATCAAATGGGTATTGGCCCTGATGCTTTTGCTTATGCGATGGGGGATACTTTTAAGCAGGGCATGAACCCGGTATTTGGTGGACTTGAAGCATTTATGATGGATGCTGAAAGTTCAATCCTGACTCGCTCAAAACGGCTCGGGTTGGGGATTAGAGAAACCGCAGACAGTATAAATGATATCAATTTGCAAATGTATGACAACCAGAAAAAGATGTGGATTGATCTAGGTGGGGAGTTTAAATCATTTGAAATTCTTGCAACTACGATGGGACGGTCCACTGCTGCATCAATGATTGAAGCAAAATCAGGCGTTGTAGGACTTTCCGAAGAATTAATTAATATTACCGATGCTCAGAAAACAAGTTTGGATATTGCAATTGAATCTTTACAAAATATGGGAGTTGAGGGTGAAGAATTAACAATTATTTTTGATGAAGTAAGTAATATTATTTCTGGTGTTTCTAAAGATACTTCAAAACTTAAATCAGAATTAAAGGGACTTGGTTTAGCAAGTGATCAAGTTGGTGTTGTTATTGAGCAATTAGGACTTGATGTGTTAGGAATAGAAGGAAGTTTTACTTCTGCATCAAGTGGTTTGCGGAATTTTGTAAATACTGTTGGAACTCTTGATTATGGCCTTACCGATCTTGAAAATGCTCTTGGTGACGTTCATAATGCAGTAAGAACGGCAGCAGATGGAATGGTAAGAATTGCAGAGGATACTGTTTATAATATTAATGATTTGCTTGCCGGTGTCGGGGATGGAGGAAATGACTATCCTTCAGGGGAAAATTACGGCTCAAATTCAAATGATAGTACAACAAGAAAAATTTCTGTTGATGTAAATGTTACTGCCTCAAAAGAGCTTGATGCTCAAATTGTGAAGATTGCTGATAATAATAGGGTTCAAGCTGATTTACGGGGGATGAAAGGTCGCCCAATGGTGTTTTAAATGATACTTGTCGAATTTACAATAAATAGTGTAGTTAATCGGATTTCCGATGAATATTGCTATTTGACTCATCAATGGGTGAGGAAAATTAAGGATTTGACTCCACCTAGATATTCGATAAAATCTTATGTTGGTGGATATGTTGAACCAGAATCAGGCAAAATTGTATTATCTCCTGATTTATTTGCTTCTGATTATCCACCTCCTGTTTCTTGTGCAATATCAATTTATATAACGGATACAACGGAAGAAGCGGCAGTATTAATGTTTTCTGGAACCGCTCATCTTGAATCAATAGGACAATCTGAAATTTCTTATGGATTGTTTGGAGAAGAATATTCATTAACTCTTTCTGAAAAAACTTATATTGATGATACATTATCAGATGTATTTGATACATATTGTGCCTCTGCTTATCTTGGGTTGACATTAAATACTACTTATGCAAGGGTAACACAGCCAAGTGTTTATAATGTTTTTGAAGAAGGTGAAATTGTAATTGATATGCTTTCCAAATTGGCGGAAGCAACAAATCATCTTTTTTATATTAAAAATGGGACTCTTTATCTTGTAGATATGTTATTGAGTAATGGATCAGCTCTTACTCCTGGAATAAGGATTTATCCACCTGAATATAAATATTTACCTGCATATAAACAATATACAAGTGAGGCAATAAAGAAATATAAATTGGCTGGTTCTTATGCTTATGGAACTGTTGAATCATCCGATGTTGCAAATAGTATTGAACATTTGTATGGAAGGGTCGGGAATAATTCGGGCAATGATCAACTTTGGTTAATGCCGCAAGCATTTTTTATCGCTTATGAAGCCAATAAATATTATATGATGAAAGTTAAAGTTCGGCGGCCTGCCGGAACTGGTACTTTTGTTGCTGGATTTCTTGGTTATGCATCTGATAGAACAACAATTGTTGACCGTAATGGTGGTACAAATTATGCTCTTGCCTGTTGGCATTGTGCTAATAATGCATCATTAGATGATGTTGATTGGACAATAAGTACTGGTTATTCAAAGGACTGGAGCGATCCTGCTACATATATTCCTGCACCAAATATTGCTAGTCCAGGAACAATGTATGATGCAAGTTTAGGTGCAGTAATAACAGAATATATTAGGCCGGTATTGGTATTTAATTCGTCATCTGCCGCCGGGATAATGGATATTGATTTTGTTGCTGTCTATGAAGTTGATAGTAATGGTTTAATATTGGAAGAATTATTTTATGATGACTTTACAGAAGGGTTTAATTTTAGTTGGTATAATTATTCTGGCTCGGGTAATCGCGGAATTTATACAAGTGTGGTTGCTTCTGCTTCTGCAATGGCCACTCATCTCGGGAATAGAAAAACAATTCTTGAAAGGCCGCAGATTACATTAAAAATGGATTTACTTGCGGCAAATGTTCCTGTTCCGGGACAACCAATTACGTTTACTGATACAATGGTTCCTCCTGATAATTCAGTTGCTGGAATTGATGCTACACTTTATACAAGAAATATTTCTTTTGATTTAGCGAATTATAAAATAATTGTTTCCGGTGATGGAGTAATAGCATGAAAGTAATTTCTGAAAATTTAATTACGGGTGTTCTTGCTTCATCGGAAGAAAGTGCAGATTATGCTGACGAGAATTTGCTCGATGAATATCCTGGACATATTTGGAAGGGGGATACTGCTTCTGAAACTTTAACCGTGTCAATTTCTGGTTTATGTTCAGGTTTTGCAATTTTTAATACAAATGCAGATAGTATTTCGGCTCAAATAAGTGATCCGAATTTAATTCAATGGGAAGTAGCCGTTTTATCTTCTGGTGATGATGGGGTTGAATGGGAAGCCGGTATTGAATGGTCTAGTTTTATTGTTCCTACAGAAACTATTGCTGCCCAAGACGATGAGACCGGAGCATTTATGATTCAATGGGATCAAGTATCGGCTGATCTTGAAATAATTGTTTCTCTTGCTAATTCTGCCGGTGCTGCGGTATTTGCCGGAACTATTGTTGCTGGACTGATTTTATCTTTTGCCGGTCCTCATGGGGAAATTATGGAGGGGACAAAAGATTTGTCCTTTGTTGATGAATATAATTCTGGGGCGGTATTTGTAAAAGATAGGGATGTTTTAAGAACATTCGACAATAGACACATAATTACAAGGGATAGTGCCTTTAATGATTTTTTATTTCTTGTAAAAAAGATTGTTAAGATGCGGCCTGCTGCTTGGCTTATTACTGATTTGAATGATTCGAGATGGCTTGTTTATGCAAGATTTACGGTTGATCCTAAAGGAAGGCACTCACCAGAACTCAATGGATATACAGAATTGACATATCAATTAACGGAGGTAAGATAATGGCTGTTATTGTTTATTATCGGCAAGGGATTACTGGTGGTGCGGCAACTGATCTTGATGGAATTGACAGTTCAATTCTTAATGATAAGGATTTATGTATTGTTGCAAATGGAACAACATTTTATCTTTATCAATTAGATGTTGATTCGGGTGCTGCTGAAAGTTCTCCGAGTATTATTTCCCCTGATGATTCCGCTGCTGGGGATAAGCGTTGGAAACTTCAACGTCAACCTGTAGACGCCGGAATTCCTGCTGGTTCAATTGTTCCTTGGATTGGTGGATATTTTGGGGACGGATCAAATGGAAGTTATACAGATGTTTTGCTTGGAGGAAATAGTGTTGCTTTAGCAAATGCTTATCTTAATGCGGATAATTGGTATGTTTGTAACGGCGCTGCCTTAAATACTGGAACTGGGATATTTAACGGGGCAAGTCGATATCTTCCAAATTTAACGGATTCTCGTTTTATTATGGGGGATACAACTGCTGGCAGTATTGGTGGCGCTGCTTCAAATAGCCATACCCATTCCCATAGTCATGGAATGAATAGTCATACGCACGGATTGAATAGTCATGTTCATTCGATGCAGAGTCATACACATGTAACTCCTCCTGTTGCATTGACAATTGCTCAATTGCCAGCGCATAGTCATACAGTTCAGATGATCAATACGGTTACTTCCGGGACGATTGATAGCGCTGAATATATTTCGAATAAAGGATTAGGAGGTGTTTATACTTCTTCTTCTGCTGGTTCTGGGGCAACTCATGAACATGGTTCAACTTATGCTTCAAATTATACGAATACTGGGGCAGCAAGCGGGAATACAGCAGCAGCAACCGGAAATACAGCAGTAGATGCAACAGCAGCAAGTTCAAATGAAAATAGGCCACTTTTTCTTTCATGTTTTTATATCATGAAGGTTGCTTAATTTCTTATTAACCACAATAAGGAGAAAATTAAAATGGACAGTTACACGGTTAAATATAAATTGAAAGAAGATTGGTTTTGGACAACAATTAAAAATGTAATAGGCGATGGAATTACTTCAAGACTGGTTGATTCCGGGGAATTTATAAACCTTCCTGAACCATTTAGGTTTTTTACAACAATAGATAATAAAATGATTCATATTCCTTATCAGGCTCAAGTAATTTTCTCAAAAGAAAGGGATATAATCATCTCAAAAAGAATGTCAAAACAGGCTGGTCAACAGATTCAAAGAAATTAAGGAGAAATGAGATGAAAAAGTTTATTGTTGTATTATTTGCATTATTGTTTTACGGGAATGTTTTTGCCGCTGGAACTTGTACAGAAACAGATTGGGAAGTTGTCAAAGATTATCGGGGAAATAAAGTTGGAACAGTTCTGACTATTCTTTGCACTCATCATACTGATAATTCTCTTTCTGCCCCTTTGGCCTCGAATGGTGATGAATCTGCAATGCAGAAATTGTCAGGACAATATATTTATAAAATCAAATATATTCCTTCTTCTCCTGCTCCAACTGATGAAACTGATTTGATCATTACTGATTCCGATGGACTTTCCTTACTTGGGGCAAATGGAACGAATTTTATTGATGAAACAACGAAACAGGAAACATTGGGCAAAAATACATTTCTTGGTATTTCAACCTATTTGTGGCCGGTATATTCTGAAATTTGGACAATATCAACTACTGGCAATGCTGTTTCTGGTTCAAAATTTTATTTGAAGTTTTATGGATTGTATGCGGATAGATAAAAATAAAATTTAGAAATATAAGAGTTTTAGGATATAATAAAGCAGAATATAAAAGGAGGTTGATAAATTGTGAAAAAATTAATAGTTGTTTTATTTATATTATTTTATTATTCAATCGTGATGGCCGCTGGGCCACCAGCCATCCCTCCCCCCTGCCGCGCCCCCATCCCCTACAACGCGGAGTCCTGGCAGGCGCAATATGCAAACTGCTACGCTCCGGCTACCGCAGTTGCGGCAAAGATCGAAACCCTTGCCGGTGGTCACGATGCGGTAACTCTCGCCGCCAGCCTGACTGACATTTTTGGTATCTCAGCGGGTCAGGAGTTGAGCGCGGATGTGCAGGTGGCGAATTATGTGCTTGCCGGGCCGACCTCCGGGGCAGCCGCCGCGCCTACTTTCAGGGCTTTGGTGGCTGATGATATTCCGGACTTGTCGGGGACGTATGAGCCTGCCGGGATTACCGAGTCAGATATTTCCGATCTTGGGGCGTATCTCACTGCTGAAACTGATCCAACAGCCTTGCTCACTGCAGGAACCGATAACGTCAAAGACACGCATGTTGATTGGGGCTCCGGTGCTGGGCAGGTAAATCTTGCCGATATCCCTGGGGGGACCGCGCCGGCCAATGCCTTCGATTTTGCATCTGCCACATGGCGGCTTCCTGCAGCCAATGCGGACCCAACCGCGACCGCCGGGTATCTTGTCCATGACACGACAGTGACCAATCATGCGCACGGTGCAGTCAGGTGGCATGACGGTACGAATATCCGGCAGGCTGTGGATATGGTAGCGGCAACGGCTGAAGGATGTACAGACGATCAGGTCGTAGCCTACGATGCCGACGCAGATTTGTTTTACTGCAAGGCCGAAGCTGCTGGGGCTGGTGATTTCCTGGCAGACGGCTCGGTTGCCATGACAGGCGCCCCCGTCCCCAACGCCGCAAACACCATTGCACTCGGCTCCGCAACGGTAGAATGGGCTGATGTCTTCTTCGGTGACGGCGCGGTGATATCCGGGCAGAATGACCAGAGCGCAACACTTACCTCTTCCGCCTCCCTGTGGACCGCGAACAACTTTGCAGTTGACACACAGTTCAAGTTGCCTTCGTCCAACGCTGACGTAACGGCTACAGCTGGGTATACCAGGCACGACTCGACTGTAACCAATTTTACCGGCGGTGCGTTGAGATACTACAACGGGGCGGCGACTAAACAACTGCTCGACATGACCGCTGCAACGGCTGAGGGTTGCACTGATGACTATGTCGTGGCCTATGACGCCGATGCTGATCTTTGGTACTGCAAGGCCGATGGTGGTGCCGGGGCGTTTACCGCTGCAGTGACAACCGCTATTACCCCGACAACACCTATCGTGCTGGACGAAGCAACGGGGGACGAAAAGGCTTTGAATTTGTCGTATACAACGAATAAGGCGACAAGTGGAGCTGACTACGGACTGTATATCAACCAAACCGATACATCATCCCCTGGTACATCATATTTGATTTGGTCTGGAAAGGATGGAACGTCAAGATTTAATGTATCAAATGCTGGTGATTCCGTTATTTCGGGGGGCCTTACGACCGCTGGATTTGTTGGGCCACTAATAAAACATGGATCAAATAATAGCACTCTGGCTATTAACGGGACCAATACATACAACAATACGGATAACGGAGTCGAATTTTTTGGAGGATCAGGGCATACACTAACGCAAGGGACCGGCGAGACCTTTAATGGTGTAGCAATACTCCCAATATATAACCAGACTGATACTGCCGGGGCTAATGATTTGTTTATCAACCGGACAGAAACAGCCATTGGTACTGGCGAGCATAACATTGTTAATTTACAGGTTGGTGGTACTCCGCAACTTAGGATAACAAATAAATCGCACATTGTATCATCTGGGGCTGATCCGGCTGTATCGTCGTGCGGGACATCTCCGACAATCACAGGTTCAGATACATCAGGGATTGTAACAGTTGGCGGAGGGGGCGCGGTTACTGCATGCACAGTAACTTTCGCGTCTGCATTTACAGCTGAACCGTCATGCATAGTTATTCCTCAAGCTAACGTAACATCATACTTATCAGCATCGTCAACCTCCGCAATAACAGTTACATTTTCTGGCGATATACAAAGTGGAAAATTCAATTATTTATGCGTTGGGTTATGAGATACATGCTATATACCCGTGGTCACGGAGAATATAGTTATGGCCGGGGATAGCAAAACAGACGCTACCTGGCCTAATTCGTGGCCGAGTGATCTTGATGCTGCTGTAAACGTTGAAGAAGAAACAGGCTGGACACATTTTAACATCGGGATTTCTGGTGCTACTGTTGCCAGTTTTCTTGCTGTGATAGATGACAAAATCGCCGAAATAGACGATCCTGAGAATACTAAAAAAATATTAATTAATTTTGGGGTAAACGATCAAGCGAGTATTGATTTTGACAATGCTGGTGAAGTTGCGGTATGGGTATCTGACTATGAAAGTCTTATAGACCAACTGGCTACTGTATGCCCAAACGCTGATTTTTATTTGAGCCGACCGTGGGCACGAATAGGAACAGAGTGGAATCAAATAGCGGCGGCAATAGGCACCATTGTATCTGATCGTCCGTTGATAGCACATTTGGGAGATGATGAGCGAGTATGGCTTGAGGGCGGGGATGATGGGGCAACGATGACTACAGATGGAACGCATTATAGCGCAGCGGGACAGGCCGAAAAGACTGCTCAGATGATGACGGTGCTGGGGTATTAACAATGACCACCTGGGATAAATGGGCAATAGCCGTAATTCTCGCCCTCCTCCTGACGCTTGCTGTCCAGGCTCATGGCACCGTGATCGAAGGGGCCTACGAGGGCTGCACCTGGGAGTGGCACCCGTGGGCAATGAACGCAGCTTTCTGGGATGCGCCCGATCAGTTCTACGAGATCGCACATGGTGGGCCGCAGCTTATCACCCCGCTGTGCAGCAGACCGGATATCACCCCGGACCAGCTTACCGGGTACCGACTGGGATTCTTCGCGAGCTGCGACGGGATGTGCTCGGTTGCTGATGGGACTTTTGCGGAGTCGGCAGATGAATCGGTTGGCTACTGCAATATGTCTGAGTCGGAGTGCGGCGAGTGCTGGCCGCAAACAGTAGCTTGGCAGGATACTTTTTACCGAGAGATGAGCAACGGCGCAGGGGCACAAGCAGCATTTGACGCGGCGATGAACGCGGTACCGGCCTGTCTGCCATGTTTGAGATATCACAAAAAGCGGGTACCGGAGCAGGTGAACGAAACTCAGGTTGTACTGGCTACGGTAATTATTCCGTGGCTGATGCGGGGGAGAGAATGAAAATCAAACTCAGCGGCAAGGTTAAAAGTCCCCTCGGATCATGCCCGTACTGCAAGAAGCAGATTGTCGGAGAGCAGTTTATCAAGACCGCGACCGAGAAGAAGATGATCGGGCCGTGCCCGAACTGCGGGGAGCTGCTGCGGTATTATATCATCAATCCTCACGTTTTTGTGAAGTATAAGGAGAAAAAATGAAACGACTTATCATTTTATCGCTGGCAATATTCATCACCTGCGGTTCAGCGTATGCAAAGGGCACGCTTCCCGGTGGCTGGTTCGACGGCAAGCCGGTGAATCCGCCAGTTACCCCTCCGCCTGTAACTCCTCCACCTCCAGTGCAGACATCAGTTACGGAGCAAGGGGTGAAGGCTGTTTTCTCGGCTGAAACAGATTGGTACTTCCCCAAGCCGATTGCGGACTATGGCAAGTTTGATCTCTTTATTGGGGTTGACGGTGCGTACAAAAAGTACACCATTTCGATGGCCTATAAGGACTCTCAAGTTGAAGTTCGCAACTCGGAGACTCGGCGGACGATGGTTGTAATCGCTCCTGCCAGCTTCCGGGACAAGAAAGCGTATATCAGCTATCCCAGCGGCGAGACTGTTACTCCTCCACCAGTTACCCCTCCGGTAACGCCTCCTGCTGATGGTGCGGTAGAATCAAAGCGGTTCGCCCACATCAATCACATGAGTTGGAATGGCCAAGGCACCACGATTGTATTCTGTGCCGGGGATGATGTGACCAGTGTGACCTTTCATGATACCGCATTTCACTTCCATATGAAAGACGGACTTGACAAGGGCGTAGGCCGGGAGCAGTGGACGAATCACTACTTCCAGAAAAAGAGCGAAACGCAGACCGCTGGCCTGTTCGTCTGGACCATCGGCGGGAAGAAGTATCAGCACTATTCAGACGGGCGCGGGGACGGGCTGGCTGATTACCAGAAGCATACCGGAGAGTGTTACCACAAATATTGATGGTCAAAATGAAAAAATGCCCGTGGTGCAAAGCAGAGCCGGAACCGCTTGGGGAAATAGCATTTGCCATAAACCACAAACCGGACTGCTTCCTATCGCTGAACAACCAGGAATGGAATATCAACGAGGACGAAGGGGCGCGGATGATTGTGCAAAGGTATGACGTTAAAATTTGGAACAGGAGGGGCTTATGAGATACCTGATACTGATTGCGGTGATGATGCTGGCCGGGTGCGCAAACTCAAGCCGAAACCTGACGATTCATGTTCACGAAGGCGGGACATTTATGATCTGCCACAGTCCGTTTTCTACGGAGGTCATGAAGTCGAACACCGACGAGCGGGCGACGAATACCCCTGACATCAAACCGGAAGTTACCATTCCACTGGTTCCGGGAGGTGGGCTATGAACATTTTTGAGCAAGCATGGGAGTTCTTCAGCGGGAAGAAAGTTGCAATCGGTTCACTTCTTTTTACTGTATCAGTAATTCTAAGGAATTATTTTCCTCATCTTATCATTTGGGCTGGCGTCTGTGATGAGTTGGGGCTGCTGTTCGTAGGTGGTGGGTTTGCACACAAGGCAGTAAAGGCGAATCGCGGCGAATAGTCATGTTCGACACCTACGATCTCATCACTCTTGATGGTGTACCCTTCATCGTTCGCAAGGGCATAGAGGTTCCATACAAGACGTTGAGCGAGTTCCCTGATTGCTGCGGGGCAGGACAAGGGTTTTGGGAGAAAGTCGTACCAGAGCGCATTTGGTTCCTCAGGATAAGCCCTGCTTGCTATTTCCACGACACTGATATGGAAATGACTGAGCCGACGCAAGACGGGTTCACGTTGATGAATAGGCTCTTCTTGCTAAACACGCTTTCCATCATAGACAACAAATCGAGGTGGGAATGGTTGAAGATGTTGCGCCGACAGACGGCTATGGTCTATTACAGCGGTGTCAATACAAAATTGGCATTGGGCCAGATATTCTGGGAATTGAAGCAGAAACAAAAAGAAATAGGCCTCTGGCCTGACTTCAACAATGAGGCGCTCAAACCATGAAAATGAAAAAGAACGACAAGATTTACGTGAGCAACACAGGCCTGGAATGGGAGAAGCGGTATTTCTCACATTGGAAAAATGGTACGGCAGTCTGCTTCACCAATGGCTGTACTTCTTGGTCCGCGGACGGGACGGCGAGTTGGGAATTTTGGAAAGACGAACAGGGGCGGACTAAGTCAATACCAAAAAAGTACGCTCGTAAGTAGTCCGGGCAAAGGGAATAAAAATGAAAGCTCGCGAGCCTCAACAGGCCGGGCAAAGGAGCTGGGGATGAACATTGAACTTTCGGTGGTGGTAACTGTTTTGTCTGCTGCTGTAACAATCGGAACGGTAATCTCACTTGACCGTAGACGGGCAAGAGCCGAGGGGGCAAAGGATCAGCAATTTGAGGATATGCGGGCAACTGTATCCAAACTTGAGGACATGCGGGCAACCGTGTCTAAACTTGATGATATGCGCCAAACTGTATCAAGTCACGGCAGGGAGATCACGGCGCTTAAAGAGCATTGCATAACTTGGTCCGACCACGAAGCTGATTCAGTTAAATGTCGGAAGGCTATTTTTGATAAAGTGACAGACGTATCAGTAAGGCAGGATGAGATGGACCATTCCCGCGACAAGGCCAGGGAAGAAGACCAACGGTGGAAAGATACTGACCAGCGCTGGAAAACAAACATCCTGGTTTACTTGGGTAGAATAGCAAACAAGCTTGAAATCCCACCGATCAATCACGAAGCATGACCAGGCTCACAAAACAATATCTGATAATTGGCGGATCGATCCTCGGCCCGGTCCTGACGTTCATTTATTTCTGGTTCTGCGGGTACGAATCTACCTGCTGGTGGTGTTTTTTATGATGTTGTCGCTCAGATTTTGCAAAATATTGACAACAATCTGTTTTATGGCTCATGCGGTGACCACAAGTGCAATTGCCGGCCATCCCTTGCCGGAATCCTTTTTCCAAAAGAAATGGTGTGATGCCCACGGCGGGAAGGTGGTCACCATCCAGAGCAAGGAGATTGATTGCCTGACCGATACCCACGCGGTTGAGGTGGAGTTCGCAGGGTTCAAGCATTACGAAGCCATGGGGCAGGCCCTCAGGTACATGCGGTTGTCCGGGAGGGACAGGGGCGGCATTCTGTTTATCCTGGAGAACCCGGCGAATGTGCGGTTTGTCGAAGAGACGAAAAAGGATATTCGACACCACGGCCTGCCAATAGACGTTTGGACAATCAGGCCATGAAATTCATCCTCTGCGCTGGGCCAGCCTGCACGATGTGCGAATGCTGTGAGGAATGGGTACCCGGTTTTGTCTCGATGTATGGGGGGCGGCAGATTGTTTGCAGGCGCAGCGATGATATTGAGGAGCTGATACTCACGGCAAAGGCGTGTTGCCCGCAGGAGTGTATTTATTTCAGGGAGATCGAATGAACGCAAAATGGATTGATTGGCTGTTCTGGCTGACCATCAACCTCTATTTTGAGGCGCGGGGCGAATCGAATGAGGGACGCATTGCAATCTGTCATGTCGTGCTGAACAGGGCACAGCGACGGAAGCAGGACGTGGAAGAGGTAATTAGGGCGTCGCAACAGTTCTCATGGTACAATGGCGGATCTATCCCGGCAATCAAATCGCCGCAGGAAATGATTAAATGTGCGGTGTCTGTGGTGGATGCCTTTGCAGAGCGGCTGACTGGATTTACCCTGCACGGCGCTGATCATTATTTCAATCCTTCCGTTGTCAGGCCACCCTGGGCCGCGAGTATGGCACTGGTGAAAAAGATTGGAAACCACGAATTCTACCGGAGTTAAGAAACCTCCGAAACAGAAAATATTGAATCTTGTTCCGCTGATTGAACGGCGGCGGGAAGAGAAGCACCGTAAAATGATGAAAGCTCTGAAGGAAATGAATCAATAGTTCCGTCCTACACCTCCTCGGGACGGTTGCCCCATGCTGGACCTCCCTCCCGGCGTGGGGCGTTTTATTTCACCCTGGCCTTGTCGGATATCTCTCCCTTCAGCCCACAGAAAAAACACTCAACCAATGTGGGGAGCGACGTATATTCGTGATGATTAACCTCACCGCACCGGGCGCACAACACCTCCATGCACAACATTTTTTTAATTCCGTCTGGGCGTGAAATAACCACAGCCTCAACCGGAGCGCCAACCTCTCCGCTTTTCTCATTCGCTTCCGTGTCCATTGCTCCCTCCATTATTTCAGCCCCTCCCTGGCCTTGTCGGCTATATCCATAAATTTTGTCAATATAGCAATGGTTTCTATCTCCCTCAGCGCCTCATCCTTCTGCGCAAGCTCGGCTTCGAGCTGCTGGATGCGGGCGGCCAGGCCAGCAACAATTCTTTCCGTTTCATTCCTATCATATCCAGCAAGCAACCCTGATCCATCATTGTGCTGATATTGCCTTAAAGCAGGAACAAGCAAGGTCAGTGTTGATGTGTTTAATTTTTCTTTACTCCCTGGCGCGTCCCAATCTACCCCATCCATTATGCTATCAGTATAGTGCATATCCCCTCCTTAAGGTGTACGGCTGGCAGAGAATCGAACTCTGCACTCCAGCAACTTAGGCATTTGCGCTTACGACAGCTCGATTGGCCATATCGCACTGGTCTGGGCCGTATCCATAGCGTCTACCCTTTCCGCCACCGCCGTACTTGTTCATAATTTATTTTCCCGTTCTCCGCAGAGGCTTGTTATCCCACCTGCCTGATAAATATTGATATTAACATTTTCCTTCCAGGTGAAGGCTGTTTCTCCAAATTCATCAACTTCCCAAAATGCATATCCAAGTTTTACTGCTTTTTGTTTAATTTTTTCTTCTACACTTTTCGATAAAAAATCCCCATTTTTAACAATTCCCAAATTAATTAATTCTTTCCACCATATTCCAGATATTGCACCGCTAAAGAAAATTGCGATGGCTACAAGCATTCCTATTACATGAGCATTCGTAATTGATTGAAACATTTTGTCCTCCTTTTATTTTACTTTTGTTTCCCTGTTTTTAATCGAAAATTCAAATATTTTATCGGCAACCAATTCAAGGTCGTCTCTTGATGCCCGCTCGTCCGCAATCATTATAATTTGTAATCCAGGCCAATTCTGTTCAGGTCTTGGTTTACAAATTTCTTTTAGCATTGCCAAGGCTCTGATATTTGTTTCTTGCCCTTTCAAATGTTTAAATGGTTCATCCAAAAATATAATTGGCCTGTTTCTTGGCCTTTTTAAGCTCCATAATGCAGCCCTTAATGCTGTTCCAGCAATATCAACGGAGCCAAGGCCAGTTGATTTTTTAGGATTCAATCTTTGTCCATCCCTAACAAACCAAAAATCAGCTTCTGTTTTCCCCCTTCTCAATTCAATTGCAACTTCAAAATCATAAGGATCATCAAAAACCCCCTGCAATGCGAGTTTGGGAAGTTCCGATAATTGATATTTCAACTCTTCCTGAGTTTGCTGAGCAACCGTTTGAATTAGGATTTTGGCCCGTTCCGCTAACCTGTGTTCCCTTCTGAGTTTTTGGGATTCCAAACGGGTAGAATCAATTTGATTTTGAATTTGATCCCGTTTACCCTTTCTCTGGTCAATTGCTGATCTGAATTGTTGAGTATTCATTTACCACTCATATTCTGTTTCAAGTTGCTCAAGTTTTTTGTCAAATTCTTTCTGGAGTTTTGCGGCTTTCAATTCTTCTTTTTCAATTTCCTTTTCGGCTTCTTCAATTGTCTTACATCCTTCCTCGGCAAGCCGTTTAATTTGTGAAGTCTTCTCCCCTCGGAGTTCAGCGGCTCTTTCCTTTTTCTGTTCAAGTTTTCTGGTCATTTCATCAAGTGTCATTTCTTGTTTCCTTGATTTATTTTTGTTCGACATATCCCCAAACCTTATCTTTCACAGGTTGAGGAATTTCTTTATTATCCGTTGCTGTTTCCAAATTCTTCAAAAAATCAATTCCGTGTTCAACGGTATCACCTAATTTTTCTACAAATGCATCAAGCCTTGTTTCTCTTGCATATACTTCTTCAATATGTTCCCGGCTGATTACTCCTTTTCTGATTGGGACAAATACCTGCTCAATTTCATTTGTTTCCGCAAACCAAAGAAATACAGATGGTTTATGGTCAATCTGGTCCGCATCATTCCGCATCAATGAACCAGGATTAACAAGAATTCGATTCCCAATTTTATGGGTAAATGTTTGATGATTATGTCCTGAAACAATTAAATCAAAATCAGGAAGAAGATTCATTAATTCTTTTGCTGAATATCCTTCACAACCTGGAAATGGGGGAGAATCTTTGTAAACCATTGCATGAACAAGGGCAATATTAATCCCCTTATCCCAATTTGCAGGTAAATCCGGCTTAATACCAACCCCCCATGGGATTAATGCCAAATTTGCTATATTGCATTTTTGATAATTTAATAAAATATTTCTATCAAATTTATGAAAATTTATACTTGTGACAATACCAGCCCTTTCCAATACAGCCATTGCTGAATTCTGATAATTTTCAATTGATTTACCCGGAAGATCATGATTCCCAGGAACAGTATAAAATGGCCTTGGTAAATTTTCTATTGCCCAACCTAACAGTTCATGAGATGGATTGACTTTATATTTCTTGTCAAATAAATCCCCGGCATCCAGAATAGGACAATTGTCATGTTTCTCCTGTAATTCCCTAAGCCATTTGATTTTTCGTTCTTGGGTTTTCCAATGATCATCAGTCCGACACAAAGGGGCATAGGCCCTGAGTTCGATATCTGCAGTAAGTATTGCCGATGCTTTCATATCAATGCGTTTCCCTTACAAAGCTCAATTGCTTGTTCATCAGTAAATCCTTGATTTTTTAATTCAAGAAATTTTACTCTTTTCAATTCAGCTTGTATTTTTATGAGTTCTAAATACATCGGCATATTTTTTTGCATTTCTCGTAAATTTTCAAGAAGCGTCAATGGGATATCAGCCATTTTTTCCCCTTATTTGGTAGAAATTTTTATTTCATCAGCTGGCACGTATCCCGCTTCCTTAAATTTATTCACACAATTATTATGAGCAACCAGAGCTACTGGCACCCCAATCAAGCCAAATCCCCATGCATGACATGGTTGTGTTTCGTTTGTTGCTGGGTTAACCATCATTGTATTCATACTGGCACAGCCGGAAAGAAAAAGTAGACAGATAATTATAATTTTTTTCATGGTTTCCTCATTTTTTATTATCAGCCCTTTTTGCCAAATCTTCAATATCAACACCAAGATCATCACACAAAAGACTAACAATCCAATAAAGATCATCAATTTTTTTATTTAAATCATTATCAGCTATATTTTTGCCTTGGTTATCATCGATTGACTTTTCAATCGCATTTTCACGTTTCAAGTTAGAAGTAAAAAAAGCGGGGTTTTTCTTTCTTGTGCATGGAAAAAATTCAAAATTCATTATCCTATTTATATCTTGAACAGTTGTTATACTAACTTGTTCAAAATTTCTGCTTATAATTCTCGTAATATGTTCGGCAGTTAATCCCTTAAATTTCACCTTATTTTCCAACATATATTTACAAACTCTAACACTTTTGGTTCCATTATGGCCCCTCATTCTTCACCTCCTGCCCACAAGTTGGACATATTTTTGGTTGTTTCTGTTTCTCAATTACAATTTGTGATACAAGCAATTTTATCTCATCCTCATTTTCATTTTCCTTTTCCTTTATTATACTCAACTCAGAACAAATTCTTCGTAACTTTTTTATTTTATTTTTACTCTCATCAATCTTCCCGGAAATCCCCTTCAGCTCGGAAATCTTCTTTTCTCTTTCTAGCAGATCATTTAATTCACTCAGCAAGGCATCTGTTCGCCTGATCCTGCGATTTATAGATGAAATCCTATCTACCCTACTCAGAATTTCAGAAATCGTTCTACGGGTCGTTTCCGCCTCTTTAACGAGTGGTTCACATTTCAGGAAATTATTCAGGGGTTCCAGTTCAATATCAACTTGTTTTACCTTCTCGATAATCCATTTTAGCTTCTTTGATTTGTTCCAGGAATTCAGAATATGTTTTTCAAGTTGTTCACAAACAATTAATTTCTGTTCCCTTGTTTCAATATCATTAAATTGTTCAATCTCTTTTTCAAGATCAATTAACAATGCCTTTTTCGTTTGATAATCCCTGCTTAACCGCAATTCATCAGATTTGGCATTACTCATTACCCGGTCAATATCATCCAGGCCAGCAATCTTATTTAAAATCCTGCCCCGCTCCCCAGTGGATTCAAACATCAAAAAGGCACGATCAATTTGTGTCTGAAAATTTACTTTATCCATTCCAATTAATTCAGGGATATCCCCAGGGGGAATACCAGCACCGGCATTAATTGGCTCATTGTTATCAACTTGATAATGATTTAAGCCCTTCCCTTTTAGCCGGGAAATAACACAACCTGGATTTGAAAATCTTCCGGTAATTCGCATATCACCTTTCCAGAATAAAGGTAACATGGAATCCCCAAGAGGATCATTGAAAAATAGGAGATTGGCGGCCCGGAATGCAGATGATTTCCCGGCATCAGTTGGCCCAATGAAAATATTCAATCCAGGGGAGAAATCAATAATTGTATTTTTATGGGATTCGTGATTAATAATTTCAAGTTGTTTTATCATTTATAAAATCCAGGTTCAAGTTTATAATATTGATATAATTTTTCTAATGATTTTATCAATTTTCCAGATTTAGGATAATCAGGAAATAGAGTTCTTACAGGACATTTAAGATATTCCTTTTTCAATTGACAATATGATGATTTCTTTAATTTCTTTTCTTTCGGTTTCTCAGAGGGATGAATAAATATTGTATGATCCTGCTCCAGATAATTAGCAACAGATCGTAATATTTCAGGTAACTTTGATTGATCTATTGCAAACCTGATACAATTGTTTTCCGCTTTTGCAATAAATGAATTACAATTTCTGCAAAGGACACCCCGGACAAGGCCGGTCCCTTTTATTTTTCTTTTGTGGTGATGATCCAAACAAGGACTTTTTACCTGTTCTTTACAGATTGGGCATATTCCATTTTGTTTTTCAAGTAATTGATTTCTGATTTTTGGAATTTTAGAACTTGTTAATTGAATATTCTTTGATCTTTTCATTTTCCTTCCGGTGGAAAAGGTTGGCACCAATGGGTAAAAAATCTATCGTTTGTTATTGATCCATTTTCAAGTATTACTTTTGCTGCTTCATGAGCGATATATGATTCAATCAGAAATGTTCTTTTCCAGATAGGATTCCAGACCAAAACAAAATCATCAATCCGTGGGGGCAATCTATTCTTTATCGGAATCCATATTACTTTCCAAAATTCTGATTTGTTCACGTTTCACCTTTATTCTGAATAATGTTCCAGAAACAGCAACCACTTTTATCTGAATATCATCATTTACTGTAAATTGATCTTTCTTTTTCAATCTCGTGGGAAAGACTTCTTTTTCTTTCTCCCATGGTCCTTTCCATTTAAGAGTAAAAAACGGTCCTGAACCCCGGATTACTTCGTACAAATATCCAGCAACAGAAATCTTTTGACCAATATAAAGTATTTCATTTGTCATTCCGTATCTCCACAAACAGGACATCTTTCACCTGCCGGGATTTTTGCCCCGCAGCAGGCCCAAGGTAGATTTTTTAATGTTTCGTCTTCTTTTGATTTTTCTATATTGTAAAAAATTGCTGCTTTATATCGTGTAATTTCCATCGCCAATTTGACAAATTCATCTTTTGTTAAATATCTTACAAAAATTATATCATCACTATCAATAAAATTTCCAGTTTCAGTGAATCCTAAATCATTAAGTTTTTTTAACAATCCAGATGAAATATTAATATTATTCAATAAAATCGATTTATATTCCATAACCAACTCAATTATATTTTTTAAAATCATTATACAATCTTGACATTTTCTTTTTTCTAAGTCTCTTTGTCCTATCACTTCCAGGAATTTTCTTTCCAGTAATCTTTTTATAAAGGATTTGAAATGCAATAAGATCCGCGAGATATTCAGCAAATTTATCGATTAAATAATCTGTAGTTGATTGTATATTTGCATTTATTCGCCCACATTTTTCACATAGATGAGTTGTATGATTTGCGCAGCCGCGTGAACATTCTTCTCCGTCTTTATAATCCATAACCAATCCTAAAATGATTTTGCCATTCACTTGCTTGTTCAGCCAAATGATGCATTCCATAAATTTTACAAACTTCCAGGAATGAATCAATGCTAAATTTATTTTCTTTCAATTCAATTTCTTCAGTTCCAGGAAATGGAAGGGAAACAAGTTTTTCATTTCTCTTTCTGACCCATCTCCCCTTTACACTCTCAATTTTATTATACCTGATTGAGTCAGATTTCATCTCATTTTTTAAATATTGGATTGCATATTTCTCCCCAATCCCCGAAATGCCAGGCACTTTATCAGAGCTGCAACCAGCTAATGCCTTTACATCCATCCATTGTTTTGGTTCAATTCCATATTTCTTTCTGAATTCTTTTCCGTTAATCAATATCTTTTTTGAAGGGGAATACCAGGAGCAATAATCAGTAAGCTGCAAAAGGTCTTCGTCATTTGTCAAAATAACAGATTGATTAGGATTATCAATTACAAATTTTGCAATTAAATCATCTGCTTCATATCCGGTTTGAATAAAATTGTTTTTAAATCCAATGGCCGGGAGAATTTCTGTTCGAAGAATTTCCATTTGATGATAAAGTTCCTTTCTGGCTTCCATTTCATCATCTGTCATTTCTTCTTGTTGCCGGTCCTTATACCCAGCATAAATCTGTTTTCTGATTTTCTTCTTTGAATCCCAAAAGAAAACAGGAAATGTTAAGCCAAAATTCCGGGAATGAATCAATACTTGAACAAGGAATGAATGAATAATACCTGTCCCGAAATCTTCATAAGAAAGATTTCCGGCAGGGGTATGGAAAGCTCGCCAGCAGAAATAATTAGAATCAAAAAGGATGTATTTCATATTCTCCTTTTCGGCATTCTATCCTGGACAAATTGAGCCTGTATTTCTTCCCATAATTCAATTACTGCTTCTTTCAATTCTTCTTCAATTCCGTTTTCTTCAACATAAGAAATCGCTGCATCAAGGCTATTTGAAAATATTTCTTCCCCGTCAATAGAATATTTCTTGTATTTTGAATTCTGTTTCAGGAAAACAAGATTAGCCCGGATATCATCAATCCCATAATTATCCATAATATAAATGTCGGCAGAGCGATATCCCTTCCCCACAGAGGATTTAACAACATCTATATGGGATAATATACCAATTGATTCTTTATGCTCTTTCCCATACAAACTCTTTTCAGCCTTGATCACTTGTTTCTTAGAAATCTCCAATCTTAATGAAGCATAGAATTTAGGGGCATGTCCGCCCGTTGCTTTCGTCTTTTTAGCAAAAGGCATAGTGGCCATGGTATCTCTAATTTGATTCGAAAATACCATAAGCCAGCCTCGTTGTTTTAGCATTCTACAGGTGCGCCGGAATCCCTGGCTAAAATCATTCGCTCTTTTCGCCCCGTCATAACCCTTGGCATCTTTCATTTCTTCTTCAGTACAAAGGGCTGCTATTGAGTCCGCAATTATGGCATGGGGGGGATTTCCAGAAGGTTTCCAGGAATCGAACAAATTGAATACTTCTGCAATTGTATCTGGTTCTTTAATTGTTTTGTCAGTAATGGAAAAATCAAAAAGGGCAGCAAATTCTTTATTTAATCTTGCTTCAGGGTCATTGAATATTACATCTCCACCTTTTCGCTGAATAGCCCCAGCAATTTCACACATGAGGACAGTTTTACCTGCAGATGAATCCCCGAATATTTCTACTGCTATCCCGGTTGGAATCCCGCCACCATGAATGATTTCCCCGGATATTGCAAGATCAAGAAGAGTTGAACCAGTGGAAATTGTATTATTGAAATCCCCATCATAGGTTGTTTCTGATTTTTGATGCTTCTGGGAAAGTGCTGCCTTGACTCTTTCAACTGTTTTGCTTTTCGTTCTTTCCATTATTGATAACCGTTAAATAATACCAAAATGCTGCATTGTTTTAATTATTACCCAGCCGATAAATCCTAAAATACTAATACTTAAAACGGTACTAAGGATAAGACCAATAATTGTCATTATTTGAATTTTTGCAAATCCCTTATCATTCATAATTTCCTCCATTGAATTAATAAAAATGCCAGTCTCTCCTGGCTGTCACGCCCATTTTATAAGGGGAGGGAATTGGAATTGACGTTTTCCAAATCTTAAATTACAGCTTTTCCTGAGCTTCCATACAAGAATCCCAAACCTTGCAGACATCACATTGCTTATGCTTATCACAATCTACAGCAAACGCAAATCCATGCGGACAATCACCTTTCGGTTTTGCTGTTTTCTTGTTTCTGGCTGGAGCTGGTTCCGGTTCCTGCTCTCCGTGTTCTTCAGGTCCGTCTCCATCTTCCGGCAACGCATCAAACGCTTCCTCACATTCATCTTTGACTTCACACTTCCGGCAAACTTTCTTGGAATTAAAATCAACAGCAAATGTCAAATCATGAGGACACTCAGAACCGCTATCTTCTTCTTCCCCAACATTCAACGGTACATCATCTCCTGTTCCTTCATCTTCCTCGGGTGGTTCAGGCTTTGCTGTTTTCCGTTGTCTTGTCTCCTTTGCTGGCTTTTCTTCCGGTTCGTCTTCGGTTTCTTCCCCGGAATCCATTTCGAGGAAAATATTGTTCAATTCATCGTAAGATTTAATGACCAAGACATCATCGAGATTGATTGCCTCATCGAGAATAGATTCGTCAATATCATCCCTTTCGATAAAAGAAATGCTATCAGCAGATACGAAATCATGTCCGGCAAAGTTCTCTTTCTGAAAACGCACCCGAAGATCAAATCCACCAACCAAATCCATAAAGGTTGCGTATTCATCATTATCCGGGTCAAGCAATTCTTTTTTCAGCCGCTTTTCAAAACAAGCGTAAGAAAACCACCAGAACATAATCGGTCCAGGTTCACCTTTCTCGATTACCTGAACATTGTACATTACGCAATCCTGGGCCTTGAACTTATTCGCTTCAGCGTCAGGAATAGAAGGATCAGCTTTTGCCTTAATGTAATATTCATTAATCGGGCAAGCCTTCCCAATGGAAAGAGGGCTGATGTATGATTTCTTATCGACCCCAACCTGCCGAACTCGCTTGAAGGGCCGTTTATACCACAATTCCCCAACAGGAGCAATATTCTGCCCATCTGGGTGTTTGGGATCGGAAACGATATAGGGCAAGAGCCGCAAGGTATATTTTACCTCCGTCTTACCCTTGGGAATATCAACATTAAAAAACTCCGTTCCATCTCCGAGATTCTTGAACATTGTCCCACTTCCACCTTGCGGACCAGCAACGGCTGCTCCTGCCCTGGCCCTGTCTGCAGCCGATCCATACTTTCTGGTTGATTTACTTCTTGCCGCCATGTTTGTTCTCCCTTATTTGTTTTGTTGATAAGATTCTTTCAATAATCCGGCTAATTGTTATAATCAATCCGGAATGCCATAACCTTGACGCTATATAAACCCAAATCAATGAGCCAAAAAATAAATATATCCAATGTTGAATAGTCCAATCCATTTCATTTTGTCCTCCTTGGTTTGGTTGCAGCTCTGATTTTTTCATTTACAGAACGATTTTCATATTCCTCCATTTTTGCTGATAATTGTTCAAATGTTTTCGGAGCAACCGGCACAGAAGTCCAGCCCATTGCCGCCAATTTTACAAAGTTCTCAAGGGCTGATTTCCGCATATAGATTGCTGACTTTGCGGCATTGATAATATCCCGCTCATATTCAGCAGCAAACAAATCTTCTTTTGCCCTTTGATGTTTCGGATGAGTACGATAATATGCTTCAACATTTGCAATAGTCGGCTTTTCTAATTTTGAATTTGCCTCAAGAGTTAATTCCGAACGAATTATTTTAATATTTTCAATTGCATTTTTAACAGCAAGTTCACAATCCGCTGCCGCCTTAGAATATTTTAGGAAAAGCCCTGATTGCCGCAACCATTCGATATCCAAATCTTCTGGGATTACATTAATATCGTTTTCCGGATTTAGATCATAATTTTCATATCCCATTTTGTTTATCTCCATTTAAGATTAAATCAACAAATGCTTCTCGCATTTTCATTCCCATTCCTTTTGCAAGGCAATTTCCACAAATAACTTTTTTGGGTGGATATTCCTTGTCAATTGCCTCAACAAGTTTCCCTATTTTGCAATGAGGGCATTTTCCAGATAATACCAAAAATAACAATTCTCGATCAACATCATCAGGAAGAGCTATTTTTGGAATTGGATTGCCATTATATTTTACCCAGTTCATTTTATTGGAAGGGTATTTTCCATTTGATAAAGTAAATTCTTTGCTATTTTCTTTCGTTTATTTTTATTACAATATTCTTCAAGTGCAATAATTATTAAATTTGATTCTTCTCCAGTTAATTCAATAATTGATTTTCCTGATTCTTTAACTCCATTGGTTTCAATAAACGTTCTCATAATTTATTCCTATTTATTTATATTATACTCAGAAACCTAAAAATTCTGCTGAAAATTATTGGGCATGAACAGCTTTAAAACAAGCCAATGTCAAGCCAGGTTTCCCAGTATTATAAAATGGTTCTGCAAACTCATCCATTACAATAAATGCCTGGAAATCTTCTTTCTTTAAAAGGATTGTATTGCAATAGGACAATACCATTCGTCTCAATGATTCTTCTTCTTCATTCTTCAATCCTTCCAATATTGAAGAAACTTTTTTCCAGGAAGATTTCTGAATCAATGCTCTTGCAAGATCAATTGCAGCATTTTGTTTTGCCGCTTCCTCAAAAATAACTTCTGCCATTTCCTCTGGATTCAAACCAGCAACCTTCTCCAGTAATTTGAGGGCATTCCTGGGATGACCAAATGATTGTTCATAAATCAATTCCCTGGCCTCGTTCGGCAATGTAATCTTTTCAGCTCTGCAAACCTTTCTGAGTAATACGCTCATTTCTCCTTCGTTCAAAGGGGATACCATAAAATGGGTGCATCTGCCCTGTATGGTCGGCAAGAGCTTCTGAGGGTCTGTAGTGCAGAGGATAAAATAAACGTGGCCAGGGGCATCCTCCAGGGCTTTTAGCAAGGCATTCTGACCGTCTTTACTGATAGAGTGACATTCATCCAGTAACCATACCCGGCAAGAGCTTTTTGGATCTTGCGGCTTGAGCCGAACTTGTTTTCTGATTTCCCGTATTGTATCAATTCCCCGGAAATCAGCTGTATCAATTTCCCGGAAATCTGCCTCCTGTGCACCGAGGGCATTTGAAACTATTCTCCCGATCGTGGTTTTCCCACAACCTGTTGGGCCGGTCAGAAGGATTGCATGAGGAAATTTATCTTGCCTATTTTCAAATAACGATTTAATCCCCTTGATTGTTCCTTGATTGCCAATTACTTCATCAAATGTTGCTGGGCGATGATCTATTGCAAGGCTCATAAATTTCCTTATATTAAATTTTTATTTTTTGCCATTCTATATATCATTGCCGGTCTTGCCCAACTTCTTTGAAATGTTTTCCATTTATAATTGGCATTTCCATTTTCATCTCTCATTAACATTGCCATTGGCATAAATCCAGCAGATATTGTTTCATAAAGTCTTTTTTCTGCATTTTCAAATGTATCTGCTTTTATTTTTCTTTTTTTATCTTCAGGCCAACCCATGAAAACGTACGCTCTTAATTTAGGCCAATTTATTTCGTATTTATTCAATAATTTTCCAGCTTCAATTAATGGCTCAAGATCATCAGGGGTATCATAAGCAAAAAATAATTGGCTTAAACTTAATTTTTTAAATTCTTTGACATGCCATTCACGAAGTTTTAATGCTTCTAATCCTCCAGTAAACTGAATTTGTTTTTGATTTTTAAGCATATTAAAAACATTCAATATGTGCAGTTTTGAACAAGCCAATAAATTATCATCTAATATATTATTTCCTTCAGTTATTGGTAACTCCCTTACGTCCCCACCTTCTCTAATCCAAACTTTACAAAACCAACATCTATTTGGACAACCTCTTGATGTTAAGATATAACCTTTTTTAAGGTACCTTCCTGGAACAAAATCTCCACCAGGTTCATTAAGTGCTGGCCCACCAATTTTCACATTTGCAACTTTCCCCCAATATTTAGCTAATTCTTCTGCTCTTTTTAAATCCCACTCAAAAGCTACAGAAATATGAATTTCATCGGCTTCATCATAAAATCCTGGCCTTCTATTTATTATGGCCAATTCATCATTGGGAGTAGCAGAAGTTTTTCTTGGGAAAATACGAATAATCCTCATTTTGATATTCCAGGGCAAATTACCCGTTTATAATTATTTCCATGATTCAATAAATTTACTGTTGGTCTCGTTGGCTTTTGTTCAGAACACCAAAACAATTGGATATATCCATCATCAATTATTTTCTCCAACCATGTTTTAGGAACTTTTGATTTGATCCTTTTCTCTTCCAGAAATTTCAACAAATCATTTTCGTTTCTAAATATCTTTGTTTTATTGTTGAAGCATTCGATACATTGTTTCCCCTTCTTAATCATTTCAATCACCTATCTTGATTCCATTAATTTCTCTATGTTCTTTCAATAAATCAAACATATTTTCAGCTATATCAATACAATATCCATATTCATTTAAATTTAAAAATTGTTCCCCACAGGCAGAACACATATACCAAGGAGCAAGTGTTATTGAATCTTCTCCATCTCCATATATTTTTATTTCAAGATCGGTTCTTGGTTCTCTTGTTCGAATAAACTTTAAACATTCAGAACCGTAATCAATTAATTTTTTACAAGAACAACATCTTTTCCTTCTTAAAGTTCTTAATATTGTAAAATCATCAGGAGGATAATAATACCAGCCTTCTCCATAATAATCTTCTGGGACATAGCAAGAAAGAGACATTTAAATCACCATTCAAAAAGAAAATAAATGCTTTATTTTATTATACTCTATCGGGGTAAAAACCTTCTCTTTTTCATAGGCCCCAATCTCTTTTAATATCAAAACAATATTCTTATTTACTCCTTTTATACTTGTCGATTCCATATTATCAGAGTTGAAAAACCCTTTATTTTTTTGTTTTTGAGCAGAAGCATTTTCAAGATTCAAGGCAACTGTTTCCCCAACCCCATTAATTGAGATAAAAGGAGCATATAGATTTCCTTTTGTATCCACAATCCAGCTTTTTGCTTTTGAAATTCCTATTTTGGGCAGTTTCAATTTCATCCGTAATCTTTTACTTTCTTGAATCAATTTAGGTGAATGTTCTTTACTTCCAAATGTCAAGGAACAAGCAATAAATTCATTAGGGAAATATGTTTTACAATACATATCCCAATAGGTAATAACGGAATACTCAACAGAATGGCTACGGTTAAATGCGTAATTACCGAATGTTAATATTGTTTTCCAGATTTCTTTTGCCTTTTTCTTATCGACAGATTTATTATTCAGGCATCCTTCAATAAATTGATCATAATATTTGTTTAATGCTTCTTCCCCCTTGCTTTTGGCCATTACCTTCCGAATTTTATCACAAATATTCATGGGGATTCCAGAAAGTTTATTGATAACTTGCATTACTTGTTCTTGATAAACAATAATCCCATAAGTATTTTCAGTTATTTTGTCATAAGCAGGATTGATACTTTTGATTTTAGCCTTACCATTTTTCCTTTTAACGAATTCTTCTGCCATCCCTGAATCCAAAGGACCAGGACGAAACAAGGCGGTAGCAGCAGAAAGAACTTCAAAATTATCTACCCCCAAATCAATACAATATTTTGTCAATCCATAAGTTCCAATCTGAAATGCCCCTATTGTATTTCCATTATTTATTTGGTCATAAACTTTTTGATCATCAAGAGATAATTTTTGAAAATCAATATTAACATTATGATTTTCCTTGACCATTTTTTTTGTTTCATTCAGGACAGATAAGGCTGATAATCCCAGAATATCAAGTTTCATCAATCCACAATATTCAGCATTATCCTTATCCCAATTTGCAACAATTTGATTACTTCTCAAAGCAAGATTACATTTTGTCCCGATTGTTAAATCTTCCGAGGAAATACAAAGAGCAGCGGCATGTTGGCCGCAACCGCGTACCTGACCTTCAAGGTTTTCCGCTATCTTTACAATTTTAGGATATTTATGTTTAAATTGTTTACATTCAATAATATTTTCAAATGAACCCTTTACTTGTTCATTATTTTTATTATCATCATTCATTGCCTTTGCAGCAACATCAACTTCATTCAGGGGAATATCAAATACCCTTGCAACATCCCTGATAACACTCCTTCCCTTCATCAACATAAATGTAGAAAGGCCAGCAACATTATTCTTGCCATATTTATTCTCTAAATATTCCCGGACTTGATACCGTTTATGATCCTCAAAATCAAGATCAATATCGGGTAGATCATTTCTGTCAGGAGAAATGAACCTGAAGAATACCAAATTATGAATTATGGGATCGACATCAGTAATCCCCAGCAAAAAAGCGATAAGCGAACCCCCCACCGATCCTCTGCCAGGGCCAACCATAATATTATTTTTCTTGCACCAATTAATCAAATCCCATACAATCAAAAAGTATCTTTGAAATTTCATCTTTTTGATTAATTCAATCTCTTCGTCGACTCTTGCAGAATAATTGACATATTCCTCATCACTCAAATGATTTAATTTACGTTTCATTCCCCGGACAATTTGACTCCAAAGAAATTCATTTTCTTCTTCATCATCCTTAAATTCCATTATTGAGGGAAGAGAAACAGCTTGTTGTTTTATCTCAAATCCTTCACACAT